CCTTTTGCAGGCGGGCTTTCGTCACGTCGGGCAGTTCTGCCTCAGCCAGCTGCGAGGATACAAAATCACCAGCCTCGCGGAAAAGCAGCTGCTCACGCGCTTTGGCCAGTTCGGCTTCAGCGGTGGTTTTGGCCTCTTCGACTGCCTTCAGCGCGTCGCGGGCCTCTTTTAATTCTTGTTCGCTCATAGCGTCCTCCATGTCTGTTTGCGCGCGAACATCGTCGCCCGCCTCGCTTACGTCGCTTTCCTCGTCACTATCCATCAGCGACAAAACGGCCGTCAGTTGCTCCAACGCCGCCTTCAATTTCGTTTCGTTGGCCTTGCTCAGCACCCGCCCGGCCTCGCTCAAAAATGCGTCAATGCCATTGGGTTGGGTAGGGGGTGGCAGCTTGCCCGCATTCGGGGCGCTCTCAAAAATGGAGACGATAGCCCCGCCCGCGCCGGGCACGGTCACAAAGTCCACCGATTTACCGGCGGCGATCTCTTGAATGATACGGCCGCTTTTACCCTCCGCTTCCCCGGTAGTGTGCCGACCCATGCCGCGAATGCTTACGCCGATGTGCTCGCCAATTTCGTCAATGGCATTGGCGTAGCCCGCAAACGGCCGTGCTTCAGCATACATGCCGGGGCCGTGGGGTCCGCCTTCAAGCCAGATAGGATCGGAAACGGTGACGGCAGCCAGATCGCGCAGATCGCCCTCGGGTCGCTCCATCTCCTCAGAGGGGGTGGCATGGTTCCACATCATATGAGTGCCCGCCGGGAAAACTTTGGGGATGTCGCGCTCTAAAACGTCGCGGGGGTAGTAGCCGCTGCTGCCCCAGCCGGGCTGGATCAGCTTCAGGCTAATGGTGCCATCACGCCGGACAGCACGTTCGGAGAGGGGAATAAATTCGGATAGTTGGTCGGCCATGCTGTAACGCTACAACAGAGGCCGGACAGTTTTTGACCGTTTGCGCTAGTAGGGGGAAATTGTGAGGGGGAGATCGGACTCCAGGATGCGCCAGACGCCCGTTTCGTCACGATAGATGGGCACGGCCCGGGAAACGGCCGTAAACAGCCGCCGTGCCGTGCGCTGGCTCACTTGCAAATTTTCGGCCACGTCAGCGGTAGAGAGTTCGCGGCCAGACACCAGCCAATAGGTGACAATGGCGGCGCGTTCGGTGGGGGTGGATTCGGTGATGTAGGTCATTTGGTGAGTAGGGAGGGGCTATCTCCTCATCATTTGTTCGCGGATATGCGCGTCAATAATACGCTTTAGGGGCGGGTTGTTTTCTACGTGGGTATTGATTGCGGTTATCGTTGTCCTAATCTCCCGCCGTATCGGCTCAAACGCCTTTAAGATTTTATCCGCCATTTCTTGAATTTCGGCAGTTACCGCCTCCCGCTCCTCCGGCGTCATGGAATCAAACCACTCGCGGACAAGCGCCTTTTTCATCAGAGGCGTTTGTGTGACCATAAGAATATCAATCATCTCGCTCAAGGTTGCCTTAATCATGCTTTTCTCCTGTACATGGTGGCGCAACGGCAGCCGGGGTCGCTGGGGAACGTCATGTCCCCGCTGGGGAACGGGTCATCTAACCCAATCCAGCCCGCCGCCGCGTTGTCTACGTGCGAGGGTCTCACCCTATCATCCCCGGCCGTCAATGCCTTCTTCTCCATCTTTAACCCGGCGTCTTTCAATTCACCCGCCGCCTGGAAATTGCCCTGTTCATAGGCCGATCCCAACTCGTACACCGCCACCCGCCGCGATCGCGGATTATCCCCGCCGGTGGCAAACTCAGTGAAGCGCTCGCCTATCGAATCGCTCAGCCGGTCATAGCTCCAGCCTTCATCAACCGCCTGGCTAATCATGCTGTTCAGGTAGCTGCGCGTGGTGTCGTTGATTTTCGTCACCTGCTCGGCCGCGTGTTGTTTGGCGTAGGCCACGGCGCGGGGGTTTTTCAGGTTCCAGGAGACGCCCAGCTCCTCTTGTTCGTCAGCGGCAATGCCCAGCCCGGCAATGAGATCGCCGCCGCCTAAGATGAGCATGTCGAGGATGGCGGCTTGCAGCGGGTCGGTAAGGTCGAGTTTGCTATCCCGCGCCGCCGCGTTCCAGAACGGTATCCAATCGGCGGGGTTGACGGCTTCGCGCAAAACGATAACGCGCCTGCGGTGGCCTGGTTGGTAAATGGCCGCCGTTTCCTTCACCGTTTCCGCGTTCTTATCAAACTCGCCCCTGAGCTGGCCCAGGCTACGCAGAAATAACCGCCCCTGCTTTTGGAATGCCTTTGCAACGGCCGTTTCCAGCCGTTTGCGCCGCTGCTCTACCAGTTTATCCCGGCGAATGGCGGCGTTGGCTTCCAGGAAGCGGGTGAGGGGGACGATTAAATCAGCTGTGACCATTGGCCCCCATCGCCTCCTTCAACTCCACCAGCAAATCAGAAACGGCCGTTACCTGCCGATTCCAAATCGCTTCACTGGTGGTTTCTTCCTCGGTTTCCTCTTCCTCACTATCGTCCTCTTCCTCATCCGCCGGGGCAGGGGGGGCACTCACCCGCGCCGCCATCTCATCCGCCCGCGCCTGGCGCTCTTCCTGCTCCTCTTGCCAGATACCCATCACGGCGTCAACATCGTCCACGCCCAACTCGGACAGCAAACGGCGTACGGCCGTTTCCAGCGGAATGCCCGCGCCCTCGCTGCGTCCGGCCAGCGTTTGCGCGTCAATGATCGCACTGATGGTCTCTTTGATGTCATGCTGAATAATCGACGGAAAGGCCACGGTTACAGTCGGGTCAATGTCATCATTCCAGGCCACGCGCTCATGCACCTGGTCGCCGTCTTTTTCCGGCACCATCCGCCCTAGACTGCGCAGCGGACCTTGCGGCGCTTTCACTGCCCACAGCAGCGCGTAGCCTATGATGTCACCCAGAACCGACTTCCACAGCGCCTGCCGATCCATAATCAGCAGCTCTGTCGGCCGGTCCAATGATTTCGCCGTAGCAAGGCTGCCCACAGAGGCGTCACCGAAAAAGGTTTCGGGGAAGCCAAAATCCATAATGGCCATGAGGAGGAGGCGACGGCCATCCTCCGCGCTCATGGTGGCCCCGGCCGTGCGGAATGGTTGCAGGTCCGTACCCTCGCCGCTGATGAAGGTAGAGCCGGTGACCGGCGGCGGGTTCGTTTCATCGCCCAGCCCGCCGCCCAGGGTGGTGTTCAGTTTGGCCTTAGCCGCTGCCACGCCGCGTTTGCCGCCCTGTACGGTGAGTTTGGCGGCCCAGCGAGCCAGCGCCTGCCACACCGAGGCTAATTGTTCCAGGAAGGATTTATAGGCCAGCGCCCAATCGTTGCCCGCGTAAAATTCCGATACTCCCCAGCGGCCCATCTTGTTTGTGGCCACGTGGTAGACCGGGGTATCCCAGTCGATACGGCCGTTCAGTCCGCCCAGCGCCGCCAGTTTTTCGGTAAAGCCGACTTTGGAGCGGGGTGTAAATTGCCAATCGGGGTAATAGACCGTGTGGGCCACCGTGCCGCCGTCTAGATTCCGCTGCGTCCACATCCGCTTGTAAAACCACGGTTCACGCTTGTCCTCTGGATTGCAGATGATGTCGTCGATTTCCTGGGGGTCTATGGTGCTGAGGCGGATACGGCCGTTTAGCGCGTTGACGTGGAAGCGAAAGAATAGATTCCCGTCCTGCTGCAAATCCGTTTCCCGTTCGCCGCGCGCCTGGTGGCCGGTCAATTCGGCCCGGTTGCGTTCATCGTCGATGAACGCCTGCACCGTGGCGTTAATGGTTTCGTCAGCGGCCGAAATGTTGACGCCCTGTGCCCAAACGTAGAGGCGCTGGATTTTCACGCCGCGCTTGATGATTGGGTTTTTCAGGCGCATGATCCGGGAGAGTTCCGTGATTTGGCGCAGGCCCGCGCGGGTAAACTCCTGATCGGCCTGCATACTCATCATACGCCATTCGGTGCTGTAGAGCAGCTGCTCCAGGCGCTGCAGAGATTCGGTGAGCTGCCAGATTTGGCCGCTTTGGGAAACGGCCGTTTCCTGTAGACTGCTCAGTTTGCCGCCGGTCAGCCGGTCGGCTATGGATTCGGTTATTGTTGCCATGGTTACATACCCCCAAAAATAATAAGTCCGGCAAGAAACGCGATGGCAAAATAAGCTAAGGCCATCGCAATGCCATAAGATGCCCCGCCCGTTTTAACTTGCGTTGTTGTGGGCTCAGGTCTGGGTCTCGGTCTTGGGTTTTTCTCGTCCATTCAATCCTCCTAATACGGTGAGATCACCGCCGGTTCTTCGTCAATAACGACGCCGCTGTAGCTCGGCTCTTCCATTTCCATGACGCCTTGCCAGGCCAATGCCAGCGCCATCACGCAATCGTCGTGCATACCAGACGGGGCACTGTAGCGCAACATCCCCGACGGCAGCCGCTCCATCTCGTAGGCTTGCAGCTCGCCTATTAAAATCAGGTCACTCAGCACTTCGATCTCGCCCCGCTCAAAAGCCATTGCTAATTCGTCAATGGCGCGGGTTTTGGTGGCGTTGGTAGTAGTGAAGGGGAGGACGGGCAAGCCCTGGCGTTGCAGCTGCTCTATAATGGGATCGCCCATGCTGTTACGCTCGGCCACAATGCCCACGGGCTTGAACTTCTCCGCCAGCGCCGCCAGCCTGCCTACCTGTACATGATAATCAATCTGGTTGAAGCGGTCGATATAGGCCATGCGCTTCATTTTGGCATCCATCACCGCAATGACGGTGAAGTCATTCATCTTGCCCCAATCGACACCAAATACATACGGCCCTGGTCCTGGCTTCTCCTCGGGAACGGCCGTTGCTGCATCCATCACCCGCCGGAATACGCCGCCCGCATCCTCCAGAAATTGCGCCATCACCTCCTGATTGTAAACCAATTCAGGCATGGATAGGCGCATGGCTTCGATTTCTCGGGGGGCGATGAACGGGTTGGCGTGCGTCGGCATCTGCCAGCTGGCCCACTCTGGCTGTAGTTCGTCTTGCCCCCACTGGTACATCTGCCAGAAGCCATTACGGCCTTTGGGTGTGGACAGGAACCAGGCATCACCCTGGTAATCTGCCAGGGTGGAACGCAGCACGATTTGCCAATGGTCCATTAACGCCTTGACTATTGCCGCCTCATCCACAATGATGCGCTTGTATTCACGGCCGCGCCCGGCGTTGATGTCATCCAATGACCAGAACTCCAGCAAGCCGCCGGTGACAAATTCAATCCGGCGCTCCTGGGCATTTTTGCGCTTTTCGATGGGCTGGAAGATGATCGACGCTTCACGCCACACTTCCAGCAACAGTTTGTAAGTGGGGGAGAACCAGCCGACGGGATAGGACAGGACGGCCGGATCGGCGGCACGGTCTAGGCCCAGCTGCGTTTTGCCAAAGCGACGGCCGCAGTCCACTACGTTGAACCGGGCGGCCTCGCTAATGACGCGGGCCTGGGCGGCGTGCGGTTTAGGCAGGGTTATCGTCAGTTTCGGCATATCTAACCACTACCTCCAATTTGTCGCCGCCGGTGGTGATGTCCTGCTTATCCACCAGATCCCCGGTAAGCGTGAAATAAGTCCGCTGCGACTGGGCAAACTGCCCGTGCTCCTTATCCGTCACCACCTGACCCAGCGCCTCCACCGCGCCCAGCCGATAGCGGCCCAGGATTCGGGTAAACGTCATCTGCTGCCCGGTGGCGGCGAATTCGGCGTGCTCCTCCTGGTATTTGCGGATGGTGCGGGCAGACACGCCCAGCAGTTCGGCAAACTCCTTTTGCTTGTCAGGCAAGCCAACCATTTTGAGCAGGTTCAGGCCGCTGTTGTCTTTGGCGGTTTTGTGGGATTCCCAGGCGGCCCATAGTGCGATCCGGTGATGGGCGGCTGTGGAACGGCCGTTGTTCCGTTCCTTCAGTTCGTGGCGGACGTTGTGGTAAACGTCCGCTAATGGGCTGTCGTTGAAAATGGGTGAAGTGTGGTCGAACTCTGGCGCGTTGCTCATATTGTCCAAAAAGCGGAAAAAGCGGAATTTTTCAATTCTGGCAAATCCCCCCTAAGTCACTGCGTGAGTTATCACTATCCGAAACAATTTATACTCCAAACAATCTTCATTATTACGAGTATGGGCATATTTTACCCGCCTGCCCTTACGGCCGTTGCTACAACCCAGTCGCCCCAGCCAGCCAGGCCGCAACCAGCAGCGCTTTCCCCAGCTGGTCCCAGTTGACCCGGGCGGCCACACCAGCCGCGGCAACGGCCGTTTCCGGTTCCCCGGCCATCGCAGCAAAAAAGCCAGCGGCGCTTGTTCCTCCGCTGGCTCCAAAACTTGAATATCGAATGATGCTTTGATTGGCCAGGAAACGGCCGTTTCCAACTCGTTCAGCACCGCCGTGTAATCCATCCGGTACTTTTTCGACAGATACCCGGCAAACCGCGCCCGCTGCGGTTCTGACAAATCGCCCAGGGCGAGATCGTAAGCCAGGACCGGAAACGCCCTGCCCTGCTGCTCTTGCCATCGCGGGGTGGCTGCCAGCACCGGCAGCGTATCCGTACCAAAGACGTGCAGCCAGGTAGCCTGGCGCTTTTCGTCAGTGGTTTGGATCAGGTGCCCGGCTGGGCTGGTAGAACGGCCGTTCGTGAACATTATTGAGATATTGTACCAGGTTACGTTTCATTTTGGAACATTACCGACTGGAGGAGCAATCCTCACAACAAGCTCGCCTGCACCAGCTCCCGCCAAAACAGAACATGATAGCGCACCTGGTCAGACGGCCGTTTCCCCGGCTCTCCCCTTAACCACGGCTCCCAATTGATCGTACCCGCGAAACGGCCGTTTCGCTTCAGCGCTTCGCGCAAATCGCGCTGAGTGGTACGCACCTCATTCTCGCTCGGCCACACACCCCGGCGCGATAGCGTGAGCCGGTACACGCCTGGCTCGGCCCGGTTGTGGCTGCCGGGGGTGTAGGCGAGGATGAGGCCGCCAGAGAGCGGCTTGAGTTTGCGCGGGTCCTGGCTGGCGATGAGGCCAGCCAGGACATCGACTAGATCGGGCTTGGGCTTGGTGGTCATGTCACTCTCCGTGCCGTAAATCGTGATCGATGGCCCACTGGCCGCACTTGGAGCAGGTCGCGGTGCTGATGTAGCCCATTTCGTCTGATGCCTCGACGAATGGCCCATCCCAGACATGATCGCAAGTGTCGCGGGTATCAATTATGACGTAATCCTCGTCCTCTTCCTCGAATTCGTCATAGTCGTTGATGTGGTCGTAGTCGCACCTGACATGCCAGCAGTGGTCGCAAAAGACTGCCCCTATCTGCATATCCTTTTCAGTAAGCGGATTGCCGCATTGTCGGCAGTTGGTTGGTTCACTCATCAGTTCAGACTCCCGGTAACTTCTGGATGCCGCTCCAAATTGTGATTAAACGGCCGTCCCCCGACCCTACCCCGCGCCTCCCCTATCGGCAGCCGCTTACCCTCCAGCGGTTGGCCATCAATGACAAACTTAATTTCCGCTTCGGCCGCCAGGCAGTCGTCACAGATAACGGCCGTTGCCCCATCCATCGGCAAGCCGCACTGAAGGCAGCCCCAACCGGTGCCCGGCACCGGCGCGGTGAAGTCCAGCATCATGAGATTGCGTACGCTGTTGCCGGTGCGGCCGCAGGCGCAGCAGGGGCCGAAGTCGAGGGTGTTGTTCATGGTGCCTCCTGGGGCAATTTGTACGCGCCGGAATAGACCTCAACGGCCGCCCCGTTGAGTGCGGCCAGTGTTAGCATGGTGGTCGCTTCCCGGATACTTAGACCGGCAAGATTCGCAACCACCGATACTGGCTGCGGCGAATCGGATAAATAATCAAGTATGTTAATGCTGGTCGAAAAAAGCGTTTGCTGGCTCATGATGCCTCCTGGGAAACGGCCGTTTCCCCAGCCGAGTGCTTATGTCTCTTCTGAAACCGCTTGATGTACGCCGTAAACTCAGTCATTGGCGAGGGCAGCGGCGGGATGACGCTTTCGCGGCAAACGGGGCAGTGGAGCTCGTAACGGCCGTCCGGTAGGGTTTTGATAACGGGTTCGGTTGATTTACTCATGTGGGGGTCTCCTGGGTAACGGCCATTTCCCTAAACCTCCGCTTTGCATTTTCAATAGATTTTTGCCTTGCCCCGCGCATGAATGGCAGCGGCATCCTCTCACCGTCCTGATGATTACGACCGCAGCGCAGGCACGTAACACTCCAGCCATACCACGGCGTAAAAATGCCGATGAACCAGGAGCGCCGCCAGCCGCAATCGCGGCAAATGCCAGAGGCTATTCGCTTGTCAGTTGGTTGTGGGGCGTGGATGTGTACCCTCACGGTGTCAGTTAGAATGCCGTTTGATTCGTTCACGCGCTCACCTCCTGGGAAACGGCCGTTTCCGCCAATTCCTTCTCGCAGGGACTATTAAACTGGTGCGCAAGCAGATCTGTCTCATCGCTGAATTCCTGGGCGCACACCTCGCATACCCAAGGGTCAGCAACGGGCGTTTCCAACAACATCGCCACACCGCAATGTTTAGGCCAGCCGTCGGCTAGATATTTTGCGGCCTGTGCAGCGGTGAAAGTTTCATTGTGGCTGCACTTCAGGCAGGTCAGTTTGCCGCCGTTGGGGAAAACGTCGTTGGCGATGTTGGTGTGGATATTCCCGATCATGGTTGGTCCTCCTGGGAAACGGCCGTTTCCAGCTCCCGTCGCTCTTTGGCAATCGCCAGCAGGTCGGCGGCCGTAAACTGGTAGCTGATGCCGGTGGCGTCGGTTACGCTGATGAGTGTTTGGCCGCAGCCCCAATCGCACTCCAGCAGCGTGACGTTGCCATGGTCCGCCATTACTACGGCGGCGCTGTGTTCGCAGGTTTTGTATGTTGGTTTGGGTTCGGTCATTTTGTCTCCATTTGGTTTGGTTTGGTGGAACGGCCGTTTCCCCCTGCCCTGTTGTGCGAGGGGTGGGGGACGGCCGTGCGGCCGTGGTTGGTTATGCCTCTATTGATATCCCTTCTGGGAGAGGCGTCTTGTATTGGTATTGTCGCCAATAGGCGATTACTTCTTCTGGTACGTCGAGGCGGACATACTCGCCTTCTAATGGCTCCCTTCTTATGGCTATGGTTATGCCTAAAGAATCGTCATTGTAGACACCTAGCCACGATCCGGAATTCTTTCTATTGAAAATGCAATTCTTGAGGGCCGTATTCAGGGCACTTTCGACGGAACTTCGTTTTGACCGATATTTATTATGAACCCCCTCTATCACATCTCCTACCCTGCTAACGGTTATATATTGTTCATTCTCCATGTGGAAACGAAGGCCGGGGGCGTGCATTACATACCACTCGTCATATTCGACAAGCTCCCAAAATCCGCCGTAATCAAAACTGATTCGCTCCCAAAATCCCCAGGGGTTTGTGGTTGGGTAACGAAATTGCCCCTTGTGGCTCATCTTGAATGTGAATGACTGCCCAATCTCCAGAGAAAAAGGCGCATTCTCTCGCATTACGTCATCGCCTAGGGCATCATGCAGATCCTCGAATTCCTGGACTGATGATTCTGGCTGCTGAATAGCAACCTTCGGGGATTCCTGCCAATCGGGAAAGGCGGCCTTCACGGCCTCAATAAATGACATTAACCTATCGTTTTCCTTATACCACTCCCCACGTACAAGATGCTCAGAAAAAGCCTCTTGTAAACCAGATTCAAACCCAATATCTCCCGGCATAACCGCCAACATATCCAGAGAATCAGGGCTTCCAGTTTGTAGGCTTGCCATTCGCTTCCAGGGATTATCTGACTTCCCTATTTTGATACAATCACCAGACCTTATGAAGTAAACCGCCATGCTGACCTCCAATGCAAAAATGCCGCCGCTACTTTGTAGTTGTCTAGGCTACAGCGGGGGCATCCCGCAAAAGTAACGGCGGCATCTCTGCCACAAAGTATTTGATTGTCGGGATCAAAAAATGCCCCGAACGCTATAGCCTAGACAGCTAAAATTATACCACGAAACGGCCGTTTTGGATCATGCAGTTTCTGCCTTTTCCTCAACAAGCGGGGCATAACCCAGCGCCCCGCCTGCTAAGGTAACGTCACCTACAAAAAGGATGACACCCGCCGGGCGATCCGGTTTTGCGGTAACATTTTTCACCGCTACCAGAAGCCCGGCGGCCTTCATTTCCTTGATGGTCGTTGCCAGGAACTCGACGGCCGATTTTTGTTCAAGATGCTCTACATTATATTTACTCATGAGATCGCCCTTTTGCCTCCAGATTTGTACTCATTGATGCGCTTTCCGGTTTTCTTATCTACCTTACCTTTGCGCTTTCGGTAATTATAGTGGAGCATCGTTGACCCGTCTTGCTTATGGTAGTACCGCTTTTCGATACGCCATATTTTTGAGTCCACCTTGTCTACCGCAAAAAAATCTACATCCGCAAAATCCTCATCCTCATCATCAAAAAAACCTACCGCAAAATCATCGTCTTTGGTTTTTGCGGTAGCCCGTTCTACCTCTGGTTTTTGCGGTAGTTTTGCGGTAGATTTTTCCGGCTCATCCTGCTTTTTTGCGGTAGATTTTTCGGCTGGTTTCTCCGCCGGGCGATCCGGTTTTGCGGTAACATTTTTCACCGCTACCACATCGCCACATGCCCCAGAAGAAACGGCCGTTTCCTCATCCTCGACAACTTCCATTACTGGAACGGCCGTTCTATCGCCACCTTGACGCGCTGCGTCATTCACTCCAGACTGTCCCCGTCGCGCTTTGGGTAGTTGTACCCGTTGCGGCCGTTGTTCTGCGCCTGGCGCGGCGCTGGCGTAGGGCGGGTGGCTGGCACCTCCTGGCGCGGTTGTGGTGCTGGCTGGCTGGGAGGGGCACTTTTCGCCATGTTCCGAACTTGCTGGGTGCGTTCATCGTTTAGGCCCATCGCCCGCGCCACTTGCTCCAGAGCATCATCAACAAAGATGTTGTTTTCCCCCATGCCTTGAATCAGCTCCTCGATCTTGTCTTTCGTGCCCTGGGCGATACCGGCAATCATCTGGTCCTGAGCGGTGCGGGCCACGTGCAGCGCCTTGGCGCGGTTGCGGTTGCGTTTTGAGCTATCCCCAGCTGCATAGTAGATAAATACGGCAAGCCCGAAGACGGCCCAGCCAACAGCAATGTTGGCCACGTTGACACCTGCGGCCGTGTCTGCATCGTACCAGCCAGGCATCAAGCCCTGGAGCAGGTAGGCGAAAAAGCTCACGGTGCTAATGGCTGCACTCACGGCAGATGCCAATCCCGCAATCCAGGCCACAGTTACCTGAGTGCCGTTGATCTCGTAATCGCTTTGCAGTTTGGTTTTCCAAATCCACACGGCCGCCTCGCCGGGCATAATGGCCGCGAGGCCCAGCAAGCCACCAATCATATACGCCAATACCTCAGTCCAGCCCAGGTCTAGCAAGCTGCCACCCAGGGCCACCACCATGTAAATGATGGTGAATAGGGAGGAGAGAGCCAGGCCCAGCATGATACCGGTTTCGGCTTTTCCGTTGCTGCTGGCGGCTTCCTCGGTGCGCATGGATTCCTGCGCCTGGTTAAAAATTGTTTTCTGTTCTTTTACTGGGTTCATTTTTCGTTTCCTTTTTTGGTTGGAAACGGCCGTTTCATCGGTTACAATGTTGGCGGCCGTTTCCTGCATAGTTGACGGTCCAAGTGAGGCCAGGCGTTCGCGTCTGGCCTTTATTGTTTAGCGCTCCCAGCTTTGGCGGGGCAGCTCCGGGGCGGTGTCTACGATGTCAAACTCACCGGCGTAATAGTGGGCAATTTGTTCCGGTGAAGCGGGCGAGCCATCGTAATTGACGAACTGTCGCCCGCTGCCGTCGCAGCGTTCACGGATGGCCGGCTGGCGCTGCGGCTGCTGGATGACAATAACCACCGGTCGCCGGATGATGGGGTGGGTGATAACGGCCGTTTCCCGGCCGGTGTCAATGCCGATTAGGTTCAATAACGGGGTAATGCTTTTGATAATGTTCATTTGTCGTTCCTCATGCTGACATACTGCTCGCACAGGCCGCGCTGGGGCTCCGGCAGCGTGCCCAACTGGCCGGCGTTGATAATCGACTCGCACAGGTCAATCTCTTGCAACGAGTACGGGCCCATCGGCGGCAAATTGTAATCAGGCACCAATGGCACGGCCGTGGGCGACGCTTCGCTTACGCTGGGCTGGGGTGCGTAGGTCGGTTGTGGGGCAAAGGTGGGTTGGGGTACGGCCGTATCCGTCGGCACGGCCGTGGGGTAGGTCACCGTTGCCGGGGCGCCAGTGTCGATGGCGTAGGCGTTCGTGGGTGGCACGGCCGTCAACTGCGGCGGGCCTTTGACGAACATGTATACCACCAGGCCGATCAGGATGAGGATGATAAAATCTTTGAGTGTCATGTGTTGCTCCTTTTTTGTTACAATTATTAAATCCGGGTTTGGGTTGCTCCTTTCCCGGTGAGCTGGCCGTGGTCGCGGCCAGCTCTTTTTGATCTAATTACCCGCCGGGCGTACTCTGTGTCGAGTCGGCCGTCCTCGATTTCTCCCAGCGCCCGCAGGACGTGCCTGCGCTTGATGAGCGTATCCGGCTTGCGGCGCTGCCGGGGCCTGGCCCGATTGCTCTGATACTGCCGACACAATTCCCGGTACCAGGCTGGGTTGCGCTCGCACACCACGCGGCGCTGCTGGTCTGTGGGCCAATGCTCCACCGGTGACGGCACCAGCACCACCTCCAGCCGTCGGCTGGCCAGTTCGTGGCGCATCTGCTCGGCGATGAGCTGGTGGAGGTAGGGGGGGGTATCGTCAACATTCACGCCTTTACCATGCCCTCACAGCGATAGCAGAACTGCCCTTCCAGGCTCCACAGCTGCACGCTGTCACACTCCGGGCAGCGCGCCAACTTCACATCCGGCACCGGGTCGCCGTCCAGCAGCTTGGTAATCAGCCAGTTGACCGGATACTTCTCCTCGTTGGCCAACGTAGCTTCGCGGGCGGCGATGTGTCCTCTGACAAAATCAGGATCCAGGTTCAGGTCTAGAATCTCATCCAGTTTCTTGGACCGCTTGCCAATCCCGGCCGCTACCAGGCAATGCCGCAGCTCGTCTTTCACCGGGTTTGGCAGAAAGTCGGAAATTTTCCGACTTTCTCGCGATTCTTCTTCTTCTCCTTCATTTCCTGCTAACTCTGAATAAGTTTGTGAAGAAGAAGAAGAAGAAAGGGGCAGAAAACCGGAATTTTCCCGATCATCGGAAATTTTCCGACTTTCTCCGTCGAGCAATGCCACGGAACCCGCCCCTTCGCCTGGCAATGCCGCGAAGGGTAACGGTAGCTGTCGGACGGCTGCTGTCAATGACCAGCCATTAAATTTCCCGTTGTTCTGGATCAGCCCCTTAAATTCCAGCCAGGTCAATCCCTGCAGGATCGTTTTGTCGGACATGTCACAGGTGAACATCAAATCCTTGCCCGTCAGGCTGCGGCCGGATAAAAGCAATATCCACAAAATCTTGGCGGCGGCCGGACTCATACTGCGTACAAAATCCACCTGCTCTTCCCACGTGGCGGCGATGCTCATACCATGCCCCTATTTCACCGACCGCTCGTAACGGCCGTTTCTGTACTTCAGCCACTTCCCAACCAGCACCCCCAGCGGCAGGGCTGCCAGAAAATAGATCGCTGCCATCAGCAATACGCTACTCATCCCCCACCTCCTCGGAAACGGCCTGCCCCGAGCCTGTCGCGGGGGCCGTTTTCAGGATCGCTTCAATACGGCGATGTGCCGCCTGCGGCAGTCCATAAACGGCCGTCATGGCAGACAGCAGGCTGCTGTAGGTTTGCGTACGGCCGTGCAGGTCCACGACTGCGACGGTCTTGATCTCATCAGGGTTGGGTGTAAAAATCTGCTCGTTGGTCATAATATTGCTCCTGTGTAAAATAGTGGGGCGGCGGGCATCTTGCCAAAGTAACACCCGCCGCCGGATTAGCTGAGAGCGCGACTTGAGACCATTTCTAATGGTTTTGGGCCGCGCTTTCGGCTATCTGCGCACATCTATAGTCGCGGCCAGTCAAAAAATAGGGAGAAAAAATGATAAACCTCACCGTGTCTGCTGCTTTGGATCAGTTCCTGTCCGATCCCCGGCGCAAGCTCATCACCCGGAAAAAATACCTCTACAAATTACGGCCGTTTCTCGACCAGTACGGCGCTTGCCAGCTCACCAGCATCACCGCCGACCACATCCTGCAATGGTTCCACCGCATGGAGGCCAGCGGCTCGGCCGAGGCTACCCTGGCTATGATCCGCTCCTGTCTGGTGGCGTTTCTAAATCACTGCGTGGCGGCTGGCTGGCTGGAATCAAATCCGGCCAAAGTGCTGCCCCGCTACGACGGCCGTCCCAAGCGGGTCATCACCGCTGACCCAGACCACGTGGCCCAGGCGCTGACTATTTGCGGTTTCTTGGCTAAATCTAGGGATGCGACTAACCGGCGAGATGCTGCTGTTTTTGCCCTGGCTGCCATCTCTGGCGGCCGTCGCTCCAACATCATGATGATGCCGCACCGGGAAACGCTGTCTGCGCTGGCCTATCCCGAGACCGACGCGGCCGTGGGCAATATCTACGCCGTGGCCACGAAGGGAAAAACCCCAATTGAAATTGTGTTTGGGGAATGGCACGCCAACATTCTGCGCGCCTGGTTGGAGGTGCGGCCGGAAAGTGAACATAACCGGCTGTTTGTGCATTTGCGCCCCGTCTCACTGGGTAGACCGCTGGAAGCCAACGGCCTGGGCCGCGCCCGGAAAAGCATTTGCAAAATCGCCGGGGTGCCAACGATAACATTCCAACAGCTCCGCAAACTAAAGGGTACACAGATCGCCCGTCGGTACGGGCTGGAGCTGGCTGCGTCTGCCCTGGGTCACATCAGCGGCACGCGGGTCATCCGGGAGCACTACTACGATCCAGACAAGCACGCTGCGCATGTGGCGATTTTGGAGACGGGGAAGAGTTAGGGAGAAGGGGCAAAGAGTCTGCCAACGGCCGTTTCTCGGAGATGACAAACGGCCGTTGGCTAGAAGAAGAGGGTATTCTCGCGGCCGGGTCGCAAACGGCCGTAGGAACCAAAGAAAAAGGCGGCGGGGAAAACACAGTTGGAGAAGCCGGTTAATAAAAACCCGCCGCCAGTTTGCAAAACGGCCGTGCGCGTTTGGTAATCGACGGCCGTAAATGCTGAAATCATCCAGGAGCTAGCCCGTGCAGGGCTAATTCCTGGGGACGCCCCCACCACGAGTTAGCCCTTTCAAGGCTAAGACCGGAGTTCGAATCTCCGTGAGGGCATGAGAATCTTGATTTTCCGATCCGCCATTGGGATCGGTTCGGTTGTAAAGGTTCTGATCAAACAGCCAGGGCCGGAAACATTAGGCCGTCTGCGGCCCTGGCTGTGAATTTGTTAAGGGTAAAATTATGCGTTGGGAATATTGCAAGATCGTATGGCTTAAGGCGCAGGTCGAAAATGGGGATTTCCCCAGTGACTTTAAAGGCGCAATCGTATCTGACCCGGTTCATGATGTGTCTGCTGCCGTAGTAGGCCATATTTATTACCCAAATCGCAGAGATACTACGACTAACTTGCTAAAAACAATCGCCCGTCTCGGAGACGACGGTTGGGAGATGGTTTCTCATTCCTTCTCCCGCGAAAAAGCGGGCGACACGGAAATCCTTTATTTCAAGCGGCTAGTTCAGTGAATGATATGCCGCCCATTTAGAGAACTCTTGCGGCGTCATCACGGGACGGGTAGGGATTGTGGCGACTTTGCGACTCACCCCTAAAAGGTAAACGGCCGCGCCAATGACTAAAACCAGTAAAGTGAATCTAAATTTGTTCATTTGAGATAACGCATCCTTTTGGGTGCTTAATCTAACCCTCTCCTGCCGTTGGTTCGCGCTCGCTGGCGGGGAAGGGTGAGCAAAAAGCTCGTGGCCTTATGGTTGCGGGCTTTTTTCCTCTTACTGGGCCGGTTCACTTTCCTTAGGCACGAAATCAAAAACCTCGCCAAGCTTCAATTGCTTGACTTCATCAACTGTCAACCCCAGACCATTAATTAAAATCCCGAACAAAACCTCGCTAGAAATCATTTGAACTGACTCCGGATCGGTAATGTACTTGTGGATGGTTGGATAGCTGACATCCCCGTCTTTTGCAAGGCGGTACATTGATGTTCCGTACTTATCAAGTAACTCTCGGCCTTTCAGTCGGACAAAGCCATTTGCCATTAAATTCATTGGGCCTCCGTTCATGGTCGCCACTATAACACACCCCTGCGCAGTGTGTCAACACTAACTTATATAACTAGGTATTGACAACTATATCAATACCTGTTAATATACCTAGTGAATTCAGGCAACAAAAAGGCCCCCGCTCTCTCCAAAGAACCAGGGGCCACGAAACTCACAAGGAGCTTCAAAACATGAACACAATCGTAATCGACCTTTCTCCCTCAGTCAAGACCAAAGCGGAAAACGAAACCGCTTTCGCTCACCTGCAAACGCTGGCCACGCAGCGCATGGCCGAATTTGAACAGGCTTACGGCTTCCCCACCTCCCTCACCTACGAAGAGGTGCTGGCAACCCTCATGGCCGTTTACACCCGCGAAGGTGGCTACGACTTCACGGGCATGGTTGCCCGTGAAGACTTTGCCGACTGGGTAGCGCAGATGGAAGCGGATTTTGATGACATAGCCGACGCCCAGCTTGCCAGCCGTTCAGGAATCCCAATGTTTTAAATGAGGCAGGGGGCGAAAGCCCCCACCTCTCCCAGGAGAAAACACCATGTTACTCGACATCAACTACAACCGCACCCAAAAACAATACGAATGGACCGACCCGGATTCAGGCGAAATTCTCACCGCCCCGTCCGGCCCCGAAAACAAAGCCCAGCTTTTCCGCGCCGCCGTCGGTATCTTTGACCCCGACTTACACGCCGCCGCCCTGCGCATGATCGAAGCCCAGCCACAGCTGGAGCGGGTTGTGTGGAAAGCGGTCGAGATCGTAGCCAATGACGGCATTGAAGTTTTTGACGTTGCCCAGGGCAACGTCCTGGCAATGGTCAACAGCAGCGACGGATACGGCCGTTACGCCGTTTACAGCGACAATGGCCACACAGCCTGTCAATGCGAACACTGGCAATCCCTCGTGGCCCCGTTGACCCAAAGCGGGCGTCGCGTCTGCAAACACATCGCCGCTATGTACCTCTGGAAGTTCACCAAAGAAGATCGTTTCTAAATTTATTTACAAAGTGGGGCAGGCAACTGCCCCCATAACATTCCCTACAAGGAGACCCAATATCATGAGTAAAAAAGATGTAGCAGTAGTAGACCCCCAGGAAACGGCCGTTACGTTTTTCCCGATTAACGACGTGCCGAGCAAGGCCCCGGCCCCACTGCTGGACCTGAGCAACCCGAATCTGTCCTTTGATGACTTGTTCCCCAGTAACTATTTCAGCATGGAGGATTTGGACGCCTGGCTGCGAGAGTACGACGCCGAAAGCCGCGTTCTCACCGTGACCGGGGGAAGCATTGAGTATGTTTACGATCCCGAGAAAGGAGAGGAAACCGGCGAATATAAATTCTGCTTATCTTTCGCAGAGGTGCCCACGATGCTGGTAATCAACAAATCGCGTGGTCAGCAGCTGCGGCAAATGACCGGCTCGCCGTTCCCTCGTGTTTGGGTCACGGTCGGACGAATCGCCATTAAGCCCGGCATCAGCAACGGCAAAGCGCAAATCATCATTACGGCCGTTCCCGGCAGCGACCCCGTTCCCGCCAACGGCAGCGGCAAGGATTGGAACAGCCACACCGACAACGAAATCGACGAAATGTTTAGCTACAACAAGTAACCACCTCGCCGGGAAAGGAGCAACCGCGAGCCGGGGCGCGTAATCCCCGGCAAAGGAGACATAATGCAAACCGCAGTTCAACAAGACAAGAAGCCGCCAGTCGATCCGGAGGCGGAACCGAAGCTGCCCCTGACAAAAGAAGATCAAATCGAATGGTTCAAGCGCCAGGCCGAAATTGACCTGGCTGCTCAGAAATTGTTCCAGGAAAGGAAACCGACATGATCAACGAACAATCCAATAAAACAGTCTGGGTCATGCACCCGGATGACAACGTACCCGTCGAAGCCACCAAAACCGGCTACTACCTGCAAAACGGCCGTGCCGTGGGTCTGGAACTGCAATTCCCCGACGGCAGGCGCGTCGGCTTCACCTACGATGAAATCAGATCGTCGATGGCGCAGGCGGCGGAGATTTTTTAATAGTGAGGTACTCAGAGCGCCTAGGCGCGCAAACGGCCGTATGGCCAAAGGAAGCGAAATGAAAATCACAGTCGAGCTCGAAGTTGAAGATATTTCAGAAAAGCTGGTCATGTTTGAGGATTTCGGCGAACTAACCTCAAACAACGGGGATACCCTGAAGGCGTATCGGGACTATGTACTGAAAAGCCCCATTGTCCACTCGCCATCTGGCGAGCGCCGGTACATGATCGACATTCGGCAGATTTACCTGGCGCTCGCCAAAGAAATCACCGAAGGCATCTTGCAATAAACGGCCGTAACCCGGCCCCAGGGCCGCGAGGCGGCAAAGGAACAACCATAAATGACGAACATAAACACAATCAATTACAGGCGAGAGCGCGCAAAGGCTGCAAACGAATTGCTGGAAACAATCGCTGTCTATGGACGACGGTTCTTCAATTACCGGGGCCGGCACGGAATCAGTAAATTCGAGGTTGATGATCGCGGCCGCATTTGGTTCATTGACGGCTGTACAGGTGAGAAAATTTATTTGCATTACCGTTACTGGGGAAAAGGATTTAGCGAAGGGGGCACGCTTAGGGCGCTGGTTGACGCCCTAAAAGTGTTCATTCAAATTGGTCATCCCGTACCGCAATCACATTTTGGCCCGTGGCCCGAATGGGTGTGCGGCGGTGACTTGTGGGGGTACGGGAGTGACATGGGAACAATTCGCCAAACAGCGGCGAGATTGGGAGTAACCCGCAGTATCGAAAAAGCGAAGTAACAGCAAAAACGGCCGTAACCCGGCCACCAGGCCGCAGCGGGCGGCGAAGGAGTGATCGCATGAGCAAGGTTGTAATCTGTTATGGCCGTTTCGAGATAACAACAGAAAAAGGGGAGGATGGGCACAGAGCATTGGTCAACCATCCAGAACTAAAACGGCCGTATTTTACCGATTATTACAAAGACCCGACAAAGGCGGTCGAGGCGGCGAAGCGGGCACTCGCAGACCTAACAAACGAGTTAACCCGTCGTTGAAAATCTAACAGCAAAAACGGCCGTTTCCCCACCTCGTCAAAGACAGGAAACGGCCGTATCACGAGGAACTAAACCCATGACAGAACCATTTTACCACACCGTGATCATCCATCTACACATAGCCTACGATGGTCACTTTTACTTCTACAACCGCCACGAAAACGGCCGTATCGTCATCGATGCTGATCGCATCAGCGCCCAGCGCGCCGCCGACATCATGAAACTCAACGACGATGACCCGGCCGTGCAAACGAGCAAGCGTCCCATCGGCAGCGGCTGGAGCTGGATGGCCAGCGTCAATGTTCAGGTGGAGGAGGAGGCGGCATGAACCTGTTATCACCTGCATTACTAGCTTTAGTAACGGCCGTCCTGCTCATCCTCTTTGGCTACTGGCTGCACGGCCGTACCGAAACGGCCGTAACCCCAGCACCACCGGCCCCCGCCTGGCTCAGCCGCGAGGAGGCAGTGGACCAGTTGCGCGCCCTGCGCGGTGAACTGGAAACCGACGGCGAGTTCGGCCAGGCTCAGGCGCTGTTGCTGTTTGACTGCTGCGCGTTCCTGGGTTTTGATGAAGGCGAAATCCAGGCTGTCATCGGCGCGGCCTGGTTTGACGCCATCGAGGAACCGGCCGATGTATGAGGACCTGGCCATCATCAACCTGCAAACTGGCGAAATAACCCCGCTCGACGAATGGCTTCATGACCACCGGCGGCGGCAGCTGCAACTCATTTTGGCCCAGCTGGGGCAGGTGCCCACGGGAGTGGGGGAGGCAGGGGAGGGGGTAGACCCTGACGAAATGGCGCGGGCGCTGTTTGCGCGGCGGGAGGAGGGGTGAAAAAATTTAGTGAAGTTAGCCCGGCCTAATCCGTCGGGCTTTCTTTTTGCCAAATCAATGCCCTCGCCACCTCCCCTAAAAACGGCCGTTCCCCCCACTTCTCGCAGCCAACACGCAAAATCCACCGCGCCAGATTGCGCCGGTGCCGTGGCGGCAATAGCGGTTGCTCATCCCCCAGCACGTCGGCCGCCAGCTGGGCCAGGTCGGGCAGGGCGGCCGATTCCAGCCGGATAAAATCGCCCTGGTGGTGTTCTGGCTCGGCGTCGGTGAGCACACGGCCGTAACCGCTGCCTCTGTGGTAGATTTTGAGGACGCGCAAGGTGTCTCCTTTTTTCGACTGTTGATACGGCCGTATGCGCCTGGTTGCTGAGTGGAGTGGGGCGCATCCCTCGCGGCCGTTGTGAATCGAATATTTGACCAGTTTTGAAATTGGTAGAAAAATTTAAGGTAAATAGTACCTTTTGCTATTGCTAAACCCAAGCGGTTAGCTTACAATAGAGACATCTTACAAATACAGCAGAAAGGGATACGGAAATGACAACATACTTCACCTACAGCGGCAGAAATGAAAAGAAAAACTTACAGTTAGACGGCAATTTATTGACCGGTGATACCTATGATGTAAAAAACTTTATCCGTCAACATTGTGGCGGAACCTGGGATGAAGCCACGCAGGGCTGGCGCATAAACGTTGACAAATTGATGGCCCTCACGGAAATCCGTAACCAAATCGGCCTTGATATTGACAACAGCCCCCGCCCCCAAGCCGCGCAGCAACAATCAACAATGAGCCGGGCGCAGTATTACGACCTCATCACCGAGGGGCATGGAAAAGATTGGTAGTCTGGCGATTAAAAATAACCTTCGCCGGGTGGGTGGGTAAACCCGACAAGAGGAAAAATCATGAGAATCAAAATCTACATTAAAGACCTTGAGCTTGACAAAGTCCTAGAGCAGTTGGGTGAGTGTGTATGTGACAGCCCTGGTCGGGCATTGCAGATATATGAAGATAAGCAACTGCTCTGGGCAGAACGCGGCTATCAGCCTACGCTTTGCTACGAAGACATCAGCGACCCAGCCGCGCAATCCCTAGGCCGTCGGGGCGGATCCGTCACCAGCAAAGCCAAATCCGCAGCAGCCCGCGCAAACGGCCGTAAAGGTGGCCGCCCGCGTAAAAATCCCGCACCAAAATAGGTCAAATATTCGATTGTAAAAGTACAGCCCGGCGCCCTTGCCGGGCTTTTTCATTTCCTACCCAAACGCCTCGTGATAGCAGCTGCCAGCGATCTTATTCGGCTGCTGGTCGGTGTGGGGAATCAGCTCCTTGATCCAGCTCTCGCGGCCGTGCCGGTTCGACCAACCTGCATAGCCTAGCCCGGCAGCCAGCCAGTATTGTTCTTCCACCACGCCATTGACCAACCATTGTAAATGCGCCACGTTTGGCAGCTTGATACCGTGCGGGCTGGTCCATTCCGGGTACAGCGCCTTGAACAGCATGACGTTTGTCCAGCTGCTCTTCTCCCCCGTCGGCTGGCAGTTTGACTTAAAATAGAATGTGGTCGTCTCCTGCCGGGTAAACGTCTGGCCCACGGCCCACTGTGCCGGGATCCAGCCGGTCGGTGAGTTAACGGTGTAGTATTTGCCATCGCCAGGCGAATCGTCTATGAGGAAGTAGATACGGCCGTCCACAATCATCCGCTTCTCAAACTCACCGCCTTTTGTTACAAACAGGTAGCCGCCGTGGAGCTGGAGTTGCTGGCGCACGTCGCCCTGTCCCCAGTTGGTCGGCTTGATGCTGATGTCACCGTAGGTACGGCCGTTGGGCGGCAGGTAGTATTGGGTCATATCTACCGTTTGGGCGGGCGGTGGTGGTGGGGGAGGGGGTGGCGCGGCCGTTTCCGGCCGGTAAAAAATCGCCTCCAACACATCACTGCCGGCAATCGCGTAGCGGCTGTTGACTGTGGCAATGTCGCCCCACCATGGATCCATCATGTAAAAATCCGTCTCGCCCTCGTAGCCAATCACCAGCACCCAGTGCTGATCAAAATCACTGTCGGCCGGATCGAAATCCACCCGGCAGGGCACTGGCCAGCCATTATCGATCCACTCGCGGATCTTCGGCCGCATGGCCGCCGACTCGCGGCCCAGAAAGCCATCGTAGACCACAGATTCGGGGTAGGCAGTGCGCAGCGCGGCCGGCTGGATAAATTGCGCGCTGAACGCGCCCTGGCTCACGTAGTGGGCATTTTCCGCGTCCGGCAGGCGGGTGGTCAGCTGCCAGTAGCGGGCCAGGGCTGTGTAGGCCACAAGTAGGCAGCCCCAGCTGCCGATGGTTTTGCCGTGCCCCGTCGCCTGGCCCAGCGTCGCGTTGGCCCAACGGCCGTCACGCTGTCCCAGCGGCTCGACGTTCAGATACGGCAGTTCCGGTTCTGGTTGCTGGCCGTTGCTATACAGCGGCTGCCAGCCGTAGCCCGCCGCATCGACCAGGTCCACTGCCGCATCGTCCCGATCCGGATGAGAAAACTTGACCAGCGATTCCTCGTTGCCACCGGCCAGGATGGTCATCATATCGTCGTGGCTGGCCGTCATTGTATGCCGAAAGGGGTAGGTGGTGACGGCCGCTTCCTGCCACTCTTCGGCCGTCACGTCTTGGGCCACCTTGACCACAATCGCTTTATGTTTGTCCATTGGTTGCTCCACCTCCGGGGGTGCCCATTTCGGCAGCCCCTTATAAAGTTTTGGTTCGATTTGCTTCAAATAGGCCGTGTAATCGGCATTAAACTCGCTGCCGCCCGTTTCCCACCAGCACAGGCCAATCAGCAGCCCGCTTTCGGCATACGGCCGCAGCGCCGCCTCCCAGCCCAAAACCTGCTGCTCAAAACGGCCGTAATCCACCACACCGTAGCCGGCCTCAAGCCCACATTCGGTGAGGATGCCGCCGCCGCCGTACCCGGCAGATTTCAAATACTCCAATTCCTGAATCACCCGCGCTGGTTGGCCGGGTTTGGGCGAGCCGTCCGGCAAAACCAGGCTGCCGGTGCCGGGAATGTCTTTGCCGGCGGCATCTGTGTCAGCCTGGCCGTAAACGTGACGGCCGTACACATGCCCCCAGGTTTCCCACGCTTCGATAACAAACGGTGCAATAATTTGCTGCCACAACGCAAAATCACCCGGCGTGCCCCCGGCCAGGTTGCCCACGCAGCATTTATAGCCGTCGGCACCGGCCGCCCAGCTAATGGCCCGGTCAATATCCACCATGCGCTGGATGGCCCACGGGTCATTACCGCCCTGTTCGTTTTGGATAATTCGGTAATGGGTTGGGTTTTTGTCCCAGGCGGCGCGAAAGCTGCCGCCGTTTTCCGTGCGCTCTTTGAACCAGTAGCGGCCGTACTGGTCCCAGGTTACAGCACCTGGCTGGAACGTGTGGAAGTCAGGGCTGGTTTCACCGTTGGGGAAAACGCGGGTATCGCGCAGCACAGTGATGGTGTCTGGGAGCTGCTCGTCACCGCCCAACCCCACGCCGTTCAGCGAGACCACCGCCCGCGCCGGGTACTGTTCGATGCCGTTAGTTCGCATGTGGAGCCCGGTTAAACCGACCATCTAATCAATCTCCTCGACGCGAACCATGTCGGTGTGCCAATCCCAAACCAAATCGTGCATAGGGTACGGTGACAGCACATCAACCGGCACGACCCAAACGCCGTAGCCGTCGTGGTAAAACGGCTGCCGGTAACTCTCCAGGCCAAAATTATCATAGCAGGCAACTTGTAGCTCCTGACCCTGCCACACAAACGATACGGCCGTTGTCCAGTAAAATAATGTCCAATCCTGGATACACGCCCCAACTTTTTGCGCGTGGTCTGGTGACGTTGGCTGCATGTTGGCGTATGCCTCTGGGCTGCCGTCGGCTTGCCCGTTCCACGGTATGGGCTCACCGTCTGGCCCAAAAAACCAATATGCCGTAACGGACAGCGGCATTTGTCCGATTGGCGGTACGGCCGTTACCGTTTCCACAGCGCCGCTGATTGCGAACAGGATACATACGGCCGTTTGGCATAGGGGGACTATCATCTGCGCCTCGTGGCTAGCGTGACAACAATCCAGCCGCCCAACAGCACAACAACGACAATTCCAACGGCGGGCAGACGTCCGCTAAGATATTCAGTAGCTCAATTTGCTGACCCGTTTGAAGGGGTATCATGTATCATCCTCACTATCTGGATTCAAGCGCCAGACCCATTTCGGCCGGTCGCCCTCCAGGAATCCAATGAATACATCCATTGTTTTGCGCCGGTAAAAATGCCCTACCAGCGCCTGTATCTTGCCCCGCTTTTCGTCACCACCCAGGGATTCGTAATCGACGCCCATGTCAAAACAGAGCTGTGCCAATTCCGCCCGGCTGTAGGCTTGCGTCATTGTGGCCGCGAGGTGACCGGCCTGGGCCTTGCGGCGGCTCTCTTTCAGCCGCCCGGTATCGGTCGGCCGTTTGGGGATGATAAAAACCCCGCTGTCCGACTCGTTGACGACGGCCGTCATTTCTCGGGCAACCGATACAACGCTCTCCAGCGCCGTAAAACGACCCTCGTATGATTCAAATCTTCGACCGAGGCGGATAGCCAGCTTTTGAAGCCAGTCGGCAAGACGGGCAGCTTTTTTTTTGTGTCCTCGCTGCGGTTCAGCACCACCGCCAGCCCACCGCCAATCTGGTCCACTTGCCGTTCAACCGTTTCCAGGCGGTTGCTGATCTCTTCCTCAAACGCCTTGAAACGGCTGTCCAGACGGCCGTCCAGTCGCTCAACGGTCAGCGACAGCCGCTCGACGGCCCGGATCAGCTCCTCACCGTCACTCATCAGCCGCCGCCTTCAGATTGGTGATCACCGACTCCAGGAGCACAACCCGCGCATTTAATTCAGAAACCTGCTCTTGTAGTTCCTTGATGTCGCTTTTGCGCCGCGTGGCCAGCTCCTGCCACACCTCCGCTCGTGACTGAGCATCAATAAATTTCCTTGTGATTTCTTCCAGCTGCTCCTCGCGGCGTTTCAGATTCACCATGTCCAGATCGGCCAGGGCGTTCACCACCGCGATATGTACGGCCGTTTCCAATCGCGCATTAAAGCCGGGGAATAATTCGTCGTCTGCCATGATGTGTGCTCCGAGGTACGGCCGCCGCTACTCCATTGCCGCTTCTATCTGCGCAGGACTGGCGGCAACAACAGCCACGGTTTTGCTGCGCACTTTTTGGATTACATCATGCGTCGCGTTGGCCACACGACTGAACAGGATACCGGTGAACACGCTGCCCAAAAACGGCACCACGGCGTTTAAGCCCGCCGCCGCATACACATCCTGCTCAAACACCACGGCTCCAGCGATCCCGGCCACCAGCGCGGCAATGAGCCGCCAGTCGAAATTACGTTTCACCGCCAGCTGCTCGGTGTAATACACAATGGCCTCAATGAGCAGGCCGATCAAAATTGGTAATTGAAATTCCATCACAATCTCCTTAAATAAAATTAACTAAAATCCTTCTTCACGCCGGGCCACCAAAAACTCTAGACTGGCTGGCGGCTCCTCCGGAACCGGCGTCAAAACATCCGCCATCACGTCATACCCATTCTCCTCCAGCAAAAACGTACGCACCCGGTCCACCTCACTGCCCAACGTCGGCGGTAAATTCCGTATGTTCATCGTCTGGCCCGCCCGCGCCAGCCATTTCGGGGCAATCGCCCCCGTCTGGTCCATTAAATAATCCGGCTGCAATTCACTGCGCGGTTTCACCACCCGGCCATCCTCCAGCGCCGCATCCCGATGTTTGCCCGCCTGCGTCGCGCTGGTCGTGCTGGCGCTGATCACCCCGCGCCGCACAATACCGTACTGCGCCTGGCTGGTGGCATCATCGGCTACGGCCGTGCGCAGCGTCCGGTTGTTGGCGTCCTGGTAGCTGGCGTACATGCTGTTGCGCAGCAGCTCCAATGTGCTGTTGACGGTCAATTCATCGGCATCGATGGCCCACACCTGGGAGTCGCTGCCCTTCGGTCGGAAATGGAGCTTCTGGCCCTCCCACACGCCAACCTCCCATAGGCGCGGCGGCGTCTGGTTGTCACCCAGGCCGGCCAGCTTGGTGGCGATGTCGCCGGGGTATTCGTCTTCGTACACCTCGTCGAGGAGATCGAGGCCGGGGGATTCGCTCAGGGCCGTTGAGGCGGAGAGCTGATCGGGGTTGACGGCCGTTACGTGGCTCACCAGGTCGCTGATTATCTGATCGGCATAGACTACGTGCGCGTGGATCGTGGTGGTGCCGCTGTAACCGTTGGCAAAATCGGCCGTGAAGGTTGTGGCGGTAACGGCCGTTACCGTTACACTTTCGCTGGTGGCTGCCCCATTGGCAATGACCAGGCGCTGGCCCACGTAAATTCGCGCCATGCTGGCGGGGGTCACCACGCGGGCCGCGCCTGCTGTGATCGTGGTGGAAGTGGTGGTGTTCACTGCATTGGTCACACTCGTGACCACTCTCACATTGGTTATTTTCACATAAGCTGCACCGGTTTCGCCGGTATAATTAGCCGCTGTTGTGTTGAATAAAAAGCGAAACGTAAGGGACTGGCAGGAAGAAAGCAGCCTAAAAACCGATCTAGATGTTGGCGAGCCAGCGGACGCCAATGTGTATTCGGTGCTAATGTAGCCGTAGTTTGCATCCCGCCGGTCCATTACCAGCGTCCAGTTGGACGGCGCATCCATTTCAATGTTGAACAGGACACCCGAGATGTTTCTGGTGCTGGCGTTGGGGATTCTGATACCCCAGATGGCCTGGCTGGATGTCCCAAAATTCTCGTTTTTTCGAGGCGCAAAATACAACCGATTATTATTGTCTAATTCGTACCGCTCGGGTGTCAGGGAGCTGCCAGTAACCACCCGCCACCCCGCCGTCCCACTCTTCGACCACAGCGCCGTATACGGCACATCGAACAGCGCCCGCCACGCCCCAAACGCCGTCACCTGCAAGCCCGTGCCATCCTCGGCAATGACCACGGTTGGATCTTCCAGCCTCCCCTCCCACACCACACCACAACCATAATTCAGGCTCAGCCACTTCGCCTTGCCCTGCTCAGATATGGCAAAAGCCAGCTCTAGCGGCATCGGCACAAAGCAGGTGAGCGACCGGAAACCGTGACGGCCGTTGTCAATCACGCAGTCGGTGGCATCGGAGAGGTCGGCGATCAACGCGCCGCCGGGGGATTCGTAGAGTTGCAGAGCTAAAGGAATCATATTAACTCGCCCGGTAGAACCCGGCGGCATTCAACGCCGCTGTAACTGCGCTGCCGTCAATGGTGATGGCGAAATCGTAGCAGGCCAGCGGAATGATATTGGTATCCGTGCCGCCTGTGGTGTCACTGTCATAGCAAATCAACAGGTCGGTCCAGTTCACATCATCGGCGGTGATGGCTCCGAACTCCAGATCGGCCATGTCCAAATCCATCCGGTCGTTGGCGTCATCTGGCGACAAGGCAGCCAGGTCCGCATCGGCGCGCACAATGCGGGCATAGCCCGTGTTGGCGGCCTCCACCGTGTTGGCGTCAGCAATCACCGCCGCCAGCGTGTCTAAATCTTTTAGCGTGGCGTCCGTGGCCGTCGTGTTGATCGCCACAATCACCAGCGCCGAGTTGGTTGGGTCATTGGTCTGCACCCGATTATAAAATTCTGCCACTCGCCCCAGGGCGACGTTAAAAATAAAATCTGACATGACAATCTCTCCTCAATCGTTCGTTCTGGAACGTTTCAAATACAGTTTGCCGATAAATATCACTTGCTCCTGATTGGAGGCATCCACCACCCGGCATTCGTGATGCTCGTACGTTCCGGCGGCTAATTCGTCGGTGTCATCCGTATCAACGGTGATTTGCACCCCGTCATCTGTACCGCTCACATCCACCAGCACAATCCCGCTGCCCAGCGTTTTAGCCAGCGCCGCCGTACTGCTTTCTAGCTTCTGATATACCGACCAGCGTACGGCCGTCGCCCCGGTCAGGCTCACCGGATCGCCCGCGCTGTCAGTCACCGGCACGGTGATCACCGTATCCTCGCCCTGCCACATCGTTATGTTTTGCGCCAGTTTGGTCATAATTCACCCGCCAATGTAATGGCCACCTCAAATTCACCGGCCAGCGATACGGCCGTTTCATACACACCTTCCAAAGCAACGGCCGTTTCAAACTCACCGTCAAGCGTCAAATAACGCACCACGCCGTCACCACCACCCGTCACCAGCGCCAGCGCCGTGCCGGTTTCGCTCACAAAGCCAATGAATGCTGTTTTGCTGCTGCTGAAGGCAAACACAACGGCCGTTTCCTCTACCAGGCCCAGGATCCTGCTTTTCTGCCCCGCCACGCCCAGCGGAACGGCCGTTTCCTCCACAATCCCAATCACCTTCGTTTTCAGCCGCGTCATCGGCAGCGGCACGTCCGTTTCGGTCACAATGCCGATGGTTGTTTCACCAGCGGCCGTCACCGGCAGCGCCGTGTTGGTTTCGGTAACAATCCCCAGCGTTTTGGTTTTTACCCTGGCCAGGGGCAGGGGGGTATTGGTTTCGCTGGCCAGCCCGGCTGCTTTGCTCTTTTGCGCCGTAAGGGAGAGGGGCGTATCTGTTTCGGTTGGCAGCCCGGTTGTTTTGGATTTTTCGGCCGTCAACCCCAGCGCCGCATCCGTTTCGCTGTTGAGGCCAATGGCCGTACCGCCGCCCGCCGCCGTAAACTCAATATGCAGCGCCGCCGGGTCACCAGTCCCTTCCAGGCTGACCACCGCAAACGTACTGAGTGCATCGCTGCGGCCGTCCATAAAAATGACGATGCCCGCGCCGTTGACCAGGCCGCCGTTATCGTCAACCAATTCCTGCAAGACGGAAACAATCGACGGCGAATTAACCGGGCTGGTGCCGATCCCCGTCGCCGTCCACTGCGCACTGGCGGCCGTGCGCGTCCGGCTGGTTACGTCGGCGTTGGTCACAAAATCCGGCGCGTCGGCGCTGTCCTCGGCGCTGATGTCCACGTTTGGATCATCAGCCGCCAGCGCGTTGGCCTGCACCGTGATGTAAGCGGCGTCGATGGTAGCCCCAGCCGGGATTTCGGCCGTGAGCACAAATTCAAAGCCGCCAAAATAGACCCGGTTGGGCGTCCCGATTGCTGTGTGTGCCGTGCAGGTAACAACCGCCGCAGAATCCGAGAAATTATTCCCGGTGCTGTCTTCGTGCGCGTCGCTGTTGACGGTGAGGTCTAGGGTGGTCATCGGGGCACCAGGTAGGCCGGGCGGCGAAGGGCAGCCGTATATAAATCCATCACTGCCCCCACCGCATCGCTGCGACGCCAGTGCGCGGCGCTGCTGCCACCCGTGGATAGATATAATACTGTCAAGGTGTCAGATTTCGTATACAGTGCCGCTATGCCGTCGTATCCAATTGCACCAAGCGGGTAACTTGGGTCGGAGGTCTTTTTCAAGTATGCTCGGGGCTTTGGCGTTTCAAGCAAACTGTGATCGAAAATAATCTCCGAATCGCCGGAGCTCCAATTTGATGTATCCGTAACCTCGTGCAAAGCAACCACATGCACCCTGTCCATGTTCACCAAAACAACGGTATCTATATCTAGCAACGGCGTCCCCGTCACGTTTTCTACTTGTGACCTCAATATGATGCTTTTTAGCTCTGTGCGCAAAAGAGTTGGTCCAAGAAAATACCAACCTGGCGACGTTGCCCCGGCGGGAATATTGAGTGGGTCAGAGAGAATCCCAGATGAGCCATCAATGGAGAGATATTGCCCATACTCCAATTTGACATTAAAAAAGTAATCACTCGACGAATTTTTAGCGTTGATAAATGCACCGATATTACGCGTCGCTTCTGCCATCGTGGTTACGCCCAAGATATTTGTGCCGTTATAATTCGTGTTTGACGGCGTATATCGAAGAACATTCGTGTTCCGAGCCAGGTTTGTGCTATCGTTCACACTAGAGTAGCCTGTTGTGCCCGACACAGTCTCAGCATTGATTACCACGATATCTTCACTTGATTCGGCTAATAGTAGATACCCTCCCCAGGTTTTGTCATTTCCGCTGTTGTTAAACACCCCCAATTTCAGAGCAGTGGGGGAGAGTATATTTGCGGCAGTTAAGTTAATGGTCGTTAGTTCGCAATTATTGACCGTAGAAGAACTATCACTCTCCTCATCCCCCAACCACTCGCCCCGCCGCTCCAATGGCAGCGTCACCGGGTTCACCTCAAACACCTGCAAATTTTGGTTGAACGTCACCGGCAAACTCAGCATATCGGCCGCGTCTGCAGGCGTGCCCAAAACGGCCGTTTGCAGCGCACTCGCCAGCGTCGTGCCATCAATCGCATAATTCAAAATCACCGCGTCAACGGCCGCGCCATCTTTCCAATCCCGCGCCTGGTCCATTGCCGCTGCCAGCAGCTCCAAAAACTGTACGCAGTCAGCCGCACTCGCCCCAAACACCCGCAGCGGAATAGATTCCACCACGTCCTCGTGCCGCTTACCGCCCAGCACGCCGCGCCGTCGTTTGGCCACACGCGGCCGCCAGCCGGGTAACAGTTGGATATTGGCCCCGTTCAGATCGAGGATTCCGCCGGTAACGGCGCTGACGCCGGAGAGGTAGAGTTGGGTTGCCATAGTTAGCCTGTCCTTATGCGCACGTCGGCACGACGGCCGCTGGTTGCCAGCTCTTCGCGGATAATGCCGCGCAGCCGGTCCACGGTTGGCGCGTCGGTGCCCCGTGCGTCGATGTTGATAGTGGTTGAAGAGCCGCCGGATAGGGCAGGGGAGGAAACGGCCGTTGCTGTTGTCTCCGCATTTATTTGCGGCTGCACCGTGGCAAAGGGCAGGGTCATTTCGTTCACCAGGTCGGCTACGCTGCGCTGAATCGGGGCTACGTCGCCCAACCCCAGCGCCAGCCCCTCAGTGAACGGCTCGCCAATTTGCATCGCCGCCACTTTAGACGGCGAGTCAATTCCCAAGAACGCTTTCGCCGCGTCCAGCGCCGCCTGAGCTGCGTTTTGCGCCGCTTCAGCAATGGCCCCGGCCCCGGCAGTTATCGCCCCGGCAATGCCGTTGATGATGTCCCAGCCAACCTGTGCCCAATCCGTATCCTGGAATTTAGCGATCAGGTCAAGGATTAGCCCGGCGGCAATTTCAATAATTGTGTCTTTGATGGTTGTGAAAATCTCGCTAATTTTTGCCCACGCCGTATCCCATGCCGTTCGCAGGGTTTCGCCAAAGCCCTCCCAATCTCCCTCGAATGCCAGCTTGAACGCCGCGAACACTGTACTAATGACACTGGTTACCGTTTCGACAATGCCCTGAATAAACTCCCAGGCTGTCGCCGCCGCCGCCATGATGGTTTCGCCGTGCGTGGCCCAAAACGTTTGGATCGCGGTTGAAATTGTGGTGATGATGGTTTGGATGGTGGTAATTGCCGTATTCACCGCCGTCTGAATCCCCGTCCAAATCTCCCGAGCTTTGGCCATGATGGCCTCGCCGTTCTCAGCCCAGAACGCCTGCACACCCGCCATAACGGCCGTAATCACGCCGCGTATGAATTCCACCGCAGCGGCCGTTTTCTCCTGAATCCCGCCCCAATTTTGCTCCCAGGCCGTGCGTAGCAGGGCGACGATGGCAATCACGGCCACGATGGGCGCGGCAATGGCCAGAATGGAGAGGAGGAGGGAGCCGAGGATCGGGAGGATGACGCTGGCCAGAACAATACCCAGAGCGATTAGTACATCTTGCCAGCCCACAAAGCCCAAAGCCATATCAATGATCGGTTGCACATTGGCCGTAAACCATGCGCTCAGGCCGGGCAAAACGTTATCACGCAAATCCACCAGGAAGGCCAGCACTTCAGGCGGGGCAATATCCCAAATGGCTTCGATGAAGGCGTTTAGGGGTGACATGCCTTCAGATAGATTATTCATGAACGACTGAACCAGCCCGGCCACGGTCTCAATTGCGGGCGCAATGTTCGTTTCAAAAACGGCAAACGCCTGATCCACCAGCGGCATGGCGCTGTTGGCTATATCTAGCAGGATGTCGCCAATCGGTTGCAAAGCCAGCAGCGCCTTGCGTTTGTAGCCCTCCACGGCGCTGCCCAGCGTGTTGTATTTGGCGTCGAGGCTGCCCACGGCCCCGGTCATGTCGCCCAGCTCGGTGCCAATCAGGGAAAGAGCCAGCGCCCCCTCCGTGCCTAAATCCTCAAACTGTGTGCCTAATAGCCCCACGCCCGCCTGCATTTGGATATTTTGATCATCCACATTCGCCAGGGCATCTGTCACCAGCGTGAAGGCATCGGCGGCAGTCAAACTGCCGTTAGCCATCTGCTCTGATATTTCCTCAGAGGATAGCCCGATCATTTCCAGCGCTTCAGCCGTGGCCGTGCTGCCGTCCTGAATCCGTACCCTAAATTCCTTGAAAGCGTCCGCCGCCTTGTCGGTGCCCAACATGCCGCCCTGCATACCGCTCTCAAGCAGGCTGAAAAACTGCCCGGCGTCCGCGCCGCCGCTGGCAAACTGGACAGAGTATTCCCCGATGGTGTCAAGAAAATCATCGGAGCTGTTCAGCCCCTTTTGAAATCCAGTGGCGATAAAATCAAACGCTTCTTCGCTGCTCAGGCCAAACTGCTGCATGAGCGTTTTAGCCGCGTCCACCGATTCGGGCACTTCGATACCAAACACATCTTGCAGGCGGAAAGCGTTTTCTGTGGCCCGTTGCAGTTCGTCATCAGCCAGATCACCAAGCTGCTGCCGAATCAACCCCACGGCCCCGGCCGCTTCGGTAATGCTCCCGGCAAAATTGTTGCCCCAAACGTCGGTAGCAATGTCGCCCAGTCGCTCGGCTTCTTCGGCCGTCGTGCCTAGCTCCGCCTGGATATTGGCCGTAGCCGTGGCCACATCGCTGGAAACGCTGAACGCCGCCGCGCCAATCGCCACAACCGCCACGGCAATCGCCGCCGCCGCTGCAACCGCCACCCCCTGAGCGATTTTGAAGCCGTCGCCAATCGTTGCCCCTATCCGATCCCGAAAAGACGATGCCTCTTTTTGCGCATCGTCAAGCCCGCCGGTGTAATCGGCGGCGTCCAGGAGGAGGGAGACAAACAGTTTTTGAATTTCCATCGGTTTACTGTGGCTTATTCGGGAAACGGCCGCCCATCGCGGCGAAACGCATCATGAGTGCCATTTCCATTTCTTGCAAAGACATTTCCTTACCCGTCTGCCGAAACTCCAGCAAAAACGCCTTAGCCGGTTTGCTGGCCTTGCTCTTGCCCCGGTTCATGTTGTAGGTTTGCTCCAACAGCCGGG